CCTGCGAACTCAATCAACATATTACCTGCCGCTCCACTAACTGCTGTACATACACCTATTCCATTTGCTGATCTCATTTGCCAGTTTACAGTACCTGCATTAGTTCTTATAAAACTAAACCACTCTCCTTCTTTTTGCTCAAAATAAGTGTCAAGCATTGAGCCTGGACTACCATCTGTTAAATCAGTTAAAAGTGATGTACATTCCCATCTTGCCTCATTAGTGTCAGCTACAGTTGTTGTGGCTTCATATGAAAGAGTTTTAAAAAGTTTAATACTTAGTGTTGGTTCAGGGCTAAAAACACTTGTAATAGTTGAATTAGCAAACTGGTCATAATATGTATTACGATTAGCCCCTGTGTTATGTCTCCATACATTACCTCCTTTAAATGAATAGAAAAAACTATTCATACCTATCATAAAGTCAGGGTAAAAAGAGTAAAAAGAAGGCCATCCTTTTGAGCTTTCGCTAAAGGTTAAGGTATAATTTGATGTACATTTTGTTGCCATATTATATATTTTTAAGTAGGATTACAAGGTCCTGAAGACACAACGACTCCATTTCTAATTCCTAAAGCAGTTGTTCCGCTTGGCCCAGGATTTCCTATTATAACGTATTGAAGTGTGTTTGTATCGTTTAAATACGCTGATCCATCAGAGGCTGTAAAAACAAAATTACCTATCTCTGGTAACACATTAGTGTCAACAGTAAAAGGTGGGGCTGTACCTGTTGCATTTCGTGCAAAATAATAAGTTGTATTCGGAGTAAAACAACCAGGTCCTCCTTGAAGGGGTGAGCCTGTAAAACTTGGAAGATCTGCTGGACAATCTACCTCCCATCTAAAAAGCGTGCCACATAAAGGCGCACTAATTAAAACATTAATAGATGTTGGAGTCGCCGCTGTTTTGGGGACAACTAAAGTAAAAACTTGACTACCAGTTGGATTACAGCCTACTTGAGACGATACTGCAGTAACAGTTTGAAATGTTCCTTGAGCCACATATGTTGCTGGACTTCCACTCAAAGTATATTCCTGTGGTTGATCACTGTCCGCACATGCGCCGCTGGGTGTGTTATTAAAAGGTGACTGAGCAAGTAATTGAGGAACTTGAGTGTCGCTTCCCACATACGTAGGCAATCCTGTCCCCTGGTTAAACCTACCTGCATAGTCCACTTGTACACCAGCTCCATCTACAATAGTAGTGGTATCATGGTTTCCTTGACAAGTTAACCTATTGAAATGCGTTCCATTGTATGTTACATCTACGCCATCTGGGATTGAAGATCCCATATAAAAATACATAACAGTAGCCCCTGTATCGTTCGCTAAATCTACTGTAGCTGTAAATAAACCATTATCCGAAAAAGCTGCAGATATTCCTGAGCCACAGGGTACTAAACATGTGCCACATGGTTGTGCGTTTAGTAAAGATCCATTTAATTGTTGTCTTATAATTCCTCCTTGAGAATAATATCCATCTGGAGCAAGTGTAGTTAAGCCTGAGTCTGTAAATAGAGCTGAAGCTTGAGAAAAATTTAATCCATCAAAACAATATGTTCCTAATGTTGCCATTTATTTAATTATTTATGGGCATGTAGTTACCGCAGTAACTAAGCCAAATTCATTTACTGTTATATAATCTGTTGCACTTATTTTATAAAGACCTTGAGTTAATTGAGATCCTACTTCACCGTCAGAAGAAGAGTAAACAAAATCTTCGTATTCAGGTAGTGCGTTACTTCCTGAGTGATAGTATGTTATATTTAAAGGTTGACCACATACATCTGGCTCTGATTGAAATACAGAACTACTTTGATATGATGTAAAAGTAAAAGAACAATCACAACACGCAGCAGAGGCTGAACTTGCATCGTAACAAAATTCTTGACAACTTGTTAATCTATAATCATATATTAAATATAAATACTGATTGTTAGTAGGTAGTGATAAATTTGTTATAGTTGCTTGATAAAGACCAGCTGAGGGGTTTGAAACACTACTGTTTGGTATAGTTGTAGCTGCCGCAAGTAAAGACGCTGTATCAGCTTGATTATTACCATAAAGAGTATTACTTGATAAATACTTAAAATTATCGTCAGGATAACCCCAATCATAATCATCAAAATTAATTTTATTTGATCTAATTGTTAAATCAATTCCATTATATGGAAAAACACCTAATGATCTTACCCCTGTTTGAGCATCATAACTTGAAGGCACTAAATTACTTGAACCAAATTCAACTAAATCTGAATCTACTGGACTAATATTAGCAGTGTCTTCCCAAAAATACTCAGCATGAATAAATTTACCACTTTGTTCTGGTGAGTTCATTACTACTTTTACTACAGTAATATTTAATGGTTCAATACATGCGGCTGTCACAACAAACGAAGCGTCTGTAATTGCAGTAAATGTTACAGTTGCGTTTGTGGGGCTATTTAAAGTTTTATTAAAACTAAATGTGCCTGAACCAGTTAGGGTAGAGCTTGTGGTTGTAACACCATTCCATAATACAGAAATAGTTATTGATCCAGCTGTAATGTTATAATTAAAATTAGCAGTTCCAATTAAAGATCCATAATTTATAACAGATACAATAGCGTTATTAGAACCAACTTGTAATCCGTTTCTTTGTAGCTTATATCCGCATTGAGATATTTCTGGAGGAAGTGGTATAGTTTTGCAATTCATACCTAAAACATATTCATCCATATAAGGATCAAACGCTCCTAATTTTTGTGTTTGAATAGACTCATAAAATTCATCTCTAAACCATGAACGCATTCCAAAAGATGAAATAACCTCTAATGAATCATTATTTTTTGAAGTACCTCTCAATCTAATAACAGCACCTCTTTTTACATCGGTAAAAAACATATCATATCCATGAGCAACAAAACTTTCTGGATTATAACTAATACCATACTCTTCTATACGAGCAATCTGTGTTCCTAATATTTCAGGAACAGACGCAATAACTCCACCGCCAGTACTATCACTAATTAAATTTTTAGATGATAATACATAGGTAATTCTGTCTTCTTGTAAAACTAAAATATCTGTTTCTCTTGGATGCATTTTTTGTATTGGACCAAAAGATGTTTCACAATCTTTAAAATTTATTAATCCTAAATTAAATTCATTTAGGTTATTAACACCACTGTTACTACTAAATACACCACTATAAGTAATACCCTCAAATCTGTCGGCTTCTTTATAGTCTTGATTAGAAACAGCTAATGTTCTTTGACCTAATTGAAATGGTCTCCCTACTAATCTATCTTTTATTTTAAAACTTTCTACGCCATTACCAAAGGAAAAGCAATCTCTAAAATTTAAGTTAACTACAGCATCTTGTGTTGCAGTTTGATCTTGATCGTTCATTTCCGTATTGTTTCCAGATAAATGAAACCCATCAGGTTGTGATATCTCAAAAGATTGAGATGCGTCATAATACAACTCTGCATTAGCATCAGCTGGTTCTGTTTCAAACACACATAATGTGTTTGCTCTAAATACCACTAATTCAACATCTAAATCTGAAGTCCTGTCGCTTTGAGGCCAAGGTCTATTACATCCTTTTACTCCAGAAGAAACTCCTAAATATAACGGATCATTAATGCCTTGAGCATTATCTTGTATCCATTGAAAAGTTACATCCCAAGTTGTACACGCTACGTTATCAGCTACACCACTTGTAGGGCCACCAGCTGATGGAGCTACTAAGGTTGAATTAAATATAGCATCTGTCGAATCAGCCAAGTCCCCTGGTTGCGCAAGATTTGGGTTTATATTGTCTCCAATCCACCACCTTCTCATGTCTGTATAATCTCTACTTGCAACATATTCTTGCTCCCACTCCCATCTTATTTCTTGACAGCTATTTCCATTAAAAGTGTCATTACGAAACATAACCACCTTTATTCTTATTACAGAACCCCCTGGAACTGTATAATTAGTTGTTACATTACTATCAGGATCTGTTGTAAAACAAGGATAGCCTATTTTTCTTCTATCTGTACACCCCCTTGCAGTCGATCGTCTTCTTAAATTTCCAAATTCTATTAAAGAGTCATCAGGTATAACAATATCAAAATTTTGATTTTTAATTTGCATATACAAACCCTTTAACTGGTTTGAGTCTTCACCTAATTCATTATCATCATTTAAAAAATTTGTTGGCTCGGCACTTACTTCTAAAACTTCACAAGTTTCAACTCTACTTAAAGGACCACTAACATCTGCTTTTACGACTAATAAATCTCCTTTACCCACTTTATTTGCATTATCACCTTCAAGTCTAAAAAACACCATGTTATCACTTGGTCTAATATAATAAAAGTTAGAAAATATAGTTTCATATCCTGCCTTACTTGGCTTAACTACAAACTTATATCTTTCTGCCCAATATGGCGCTCTGGAAGACACCGCTACCTGTATAGTATTTGCGGTTACACTATTACCAGGCTCTATATACACAGTATTGTATGGAGAGACTAAAACAGTAGAAGATCTTCCGTATTCATCACTGTATACAATGCCTGTTTCAAAATCTCGGTCACTGTGTAAACTACCAGTATCTAAGTCTGTAGTAAAAGCTCCTTGTACAGATATAAATCTAAAGTATTCGTATAAAGTAGTTACAACTGGAGCATTTGGATCAGTGGTGTCTGTGGTTTGAAAAGCCATTGCAATAGCTTGTATATCACACGTGTTTGATCCTGGAGAAAAATTTGAAAGTCTAAACCCTTGTTGAATTGTTGCGTCTGTAATACCGCTGTTAAATTTTGTAAAAGGGAAATTACCTGCACCTGGGGATGATAGTTCATTATTAAAGAAATCTGTTAATGAGTTTCCTTGATCTGCTGTAGCAAGAGGTTCGAAGTTTGTATTAAGAATCGTACCAATACGTTCAGCAAATAAAGGACTATTAAAAAAATCATAAGGGCTTGAGTAATCTTGATCTAATGTAATGTTTATAGATATGGTAAACGGTTGATTTTGAAAAGCTATATTAGCGGTTGCTTCAGCGCTGTTGGATGGAAAAAAAACTCTTTTATCACTATCGAAGTTAAAAGTTAATCCAAATAATGCATTTTTCTTTAATTTATCCGCAATAGGCTCTAAATTTATTGTGACTTTTGAGTTAAGAATTGTTTCGCTTGCCCCTGGATTGGGATCTATAGTGTATGGTATTCCACTGTTTAAAAGACCTAAAGGAAGCTCTGAAAAACCAAGAAGAGTGTTAACAACACTTGTGTTAAAATCAATAGCAATTTTACTTCCATTTTCATCTGGTCTTGTTATATTGTATCCATCTACATAATTACCATACATCAATCTATTACCCTGTATTGTCTGAGCTTTAGCTAATCTTGGGACATTATCATATTGTCTTAGTAATTCATCATTACCTAAAACAGTATATATTTTATTATTAGTAAACGTAAATTTTTTAGTTGTATTGTCAGCCCAGCCAAAATCTTCTTTTTTAAATCTTTCTATTACATTTAAAGTTGTTGAGTTAGTATCTTTAAATAATAAGTCTACCTCTTTTACTCTCGAACTTCCTGTGGAAAATTCAATTTCAACTCCATTATATAAATTCAGCATACCATCATTACAAAAGTTTTTAGTGCTAAACTGAAAAGGACGAGGCACAAAGGCAGGGTTAGTAAATAAAGAAGTTGCACTATATTGACCGTCCTCATATCTATATCTATATGCAAAACATAAAAACCTATTTTCTATATAATTTTCGTTCCCTGCAATATTTAAAAAAGACAATAAAGGGGCTGGCAAAGGTTTATTATTTCCAACAACATTTTCAAAGCCTGGGGGCTTAACGACAACCGATATATCTTCTTCTATAATTTGATCTACATTAGAAACAGGTTCTGGATAACTTCTATTTATATTTATTGTTCGAGGAGGGTTTTTATCATCCGTCCAAAAAAGTAAATCTTCAATTAAATCAACTCCTGTAATTAAATACAACGGATCAAAACTTAAAAGCTCTGTTGTGATAACATGATAATTAACTATTTGATTAGTGGTGTTATATGAAACCACTAAGTCTACAACACCTCCTGGAGCTTGTGTATTAGATCCATCATGTACAAACCAATATATAGTCTCTCTAACACCGTCTTCATATGCTCCTATACACACTGCAGCCGAACTTAAATTAACTCCATTGTATTGTAGTGTAGTTAACTGTTCATTCCCTCTTGAGTTCTCCACAGCTCCTATTTCGGTCGCTTCAGTTGAACCTAAACGAACGTTCATTGCGTCTATATATTCTCCTTTTGGAAGAAGTCTTTCGTCTATTGACTTATTCATTCTTCCAGCCACAAAATTTGTTGTAGTTATTGGCATACTATTTTATCAATTTATTTTGTCCTCTTAAGTTCATTAAAAGTCTTCCAGGATGTATATTACTTAATCTTATTTTTGCATTTCTTAATAAAGAAGACTTGTCTTTTCTGGCTCTGTTAACAACATATTCCTGAACACCCAATCTACCATTAAGAATAGAGTATCTAATATAAGCATAAATATATTCCTCAAATAATTTATTTAATTGTACTTCAGCATCAACTCCATTTTCCATACCATCAGAAACATATTCTAAAACAATAGATGCAGCGCCTCCTATATTACTAAAGTTGATAACTCCTGATTGTTTGTCTATTGAAAAAGTAGGATTAGAATTTGCTGTTTCTGTATTTAATCCAAAACGTGAACCAATGGCATAGTCAAAATACCAATGACCATCACAACAGTATCCTTCCGCGCCATTATATGGACTTGAAGCATTTAAATATATGCTTTTAGATCCTCCCAAAATTCTTCCTAAATCTACTTCAGAGTCTTGAGGTTGTAACACATTTCCGTCTTGATCAAACAAAATATTAGAATTATTGTCCTGTAAATAAGCTGAAGACCAGTTAGTTTGTATATTTTCTGTTAAAGGTTTTAAATATCCATTTTCATAAATAGATATTCTTACCCAATTAACATAATCTTGTGGTAACACAAATCTTAATTGCTGTGTTATGTCTAATTGAAGTACTTTAATCTCCTTCATTGCATCATAATTCAGCTCTTGTATGCCTCTTTTTGCATGAAACAAAACTTGATAACGATTTATATTATTTATAAGTTCGTGGTTTCCTTGATACATTAACATAAAGTTGTTAACTATATCTGCTAAAGAAACATATTGATAAGAACCCCAGTTTGCATCACTTGGGTTATTTCCTGAATTTGCGTAGTATGCGTAATCGTTTATATATGCCATCTATCCTTGTGTTTGTTGTTCTGCTACTAATTCTTGTGTGCCAAAATTATACACATCTGCTTCTCTTATTTCTATACCTACATACTGACATATCTTAGCTATCAACGAAGGCTCATCAGAAAGTGGTAATTCAAAATCTTGATAATCCGCTGCAGTTGAATCAAATAAAGGTTCACCTTCTAATAATGTAGCATAAGTCCAGTTTGGAGGAAGGGGATACCTTACATATTGAGAGGTAAGCTGTCCTATTTTATTTATTGTAATAGGAAAAGCTTGAGCTGCTAAAGCGTCTTGAGTATATGCAGGATAACCTAAAGTCGGCCTTGTTAAAATAGAATTATTTAACAAAGTAATTTTGGCCTGTGAAACTCGTTCAGCATCTATAATATCATTAGCTGAATATATGTTGTATGTTTTTCCTACAGCATTCCACACAATTACTCCAGGTGTTGGAAATACTAAAAGATTAGTTGCACTAACTACTTCTGAAACTATAGTATTATAAACCACTCCGCCTGTAATAGTTGAGACTATATCTCCAACCGCTACTCCTGCTGCAATAAAGTCTGCTGTAGTATCAGCTACAGACACACCACCACCATTGGTTGAAGTTGTAATGCCTGCCGCTAACTCTTTTGTATATACCATCATCTTATTAATTAAGTAATAATCAGATGGCAGCGTATACAAATTAGTTTGTATATCACCCAGCTGTGTTGTTGCAGAGTTTAATAAAGGTGTGTTTACATAAAAAGTATCAATAACTTCTGCTAAACCTTTTGTTATATCTGCGTAACCAGTGCCAGAAGTCCTTTGGTTTTCTTTTATTAATTGATTATTGTATTGATAAAAATAATCTTCAAACATATCCATTTGTGCTTGAGCAGCATAAAGATTAAAATCTGATGGTGATATATATCCGTAATTATTTTTATTGGCTATTGCTAATACAGTATTTCGTACTTCATTTATAGGCATAATTAATTCTTTTTACAAAGATAGCAAAAAAAAAGAGGCTACTTTTTTTTGTAGCCTCTTAAGGTATTGGTTAGTTAATTTGCTTATTAGGCATTAACAATACTTGTAACAGCTTTTGGTAATAAAACCTCAAAGTAAGGTTTTTGCCAAGATGTAGCTAATGCTACTTCCATATTATCTAATATAGAATTGTAAACATCATGACCTACTTGAGCCGCTGTTGTTACTGTAGTAGTAGTTCCATCAACATAATCAATTGTAACTGCTGTTGCTGTTGCTGTTGCTGTAGCAATAGCTTTGACTCCGTCAAGACTGATTAATTGACCAGTAATAGGAGCATTCGAAATTTTAAGAAATTTTGCCATTTTATAAAAAGTTTTTAATGGGTTAATAAAGTACAAAGATAGTAAAAAAAAAGCCACCTAATTAGGTGACTTTCTCTTTCTGGTTAGTTAGTTTTATTTTAATTTATTTTTTAATAGTTTATAAACTTCTAAACCATCATCGCTTTTCATAAAAGATGCTACAATAAAGTTTTTATCTTCTCCAAAAGGAACTGTTAGCATTTTCTTTTTATTGTTTGGAAGATTGTAATATACATCCTTTCCATTATTTCTTAAAGTTAAAAAGGATAAATTAAAAAATTGGTAAACATCATCCATAAGCTCTAACATAGGATCGTTTACAGTATCTAAAAAGTCATGAGGATTATTTTTAGAATAAACTAATATGTCTCTTTTTAATTCAGCTGTTGTCATTTTTTCTACAGCGTTACCCATTAATACTCTGCATATTTGTGTAAGTTTAGAAATATCTTTAGTTATTTTTTTAGCTTCTATTTGAGCTTCCAACTCAAACTCAACCCACTCTAACTCAACAGCAGCATCACGTTCATGGTTTATTTCCTCAAACACATATCCATTACTTGGATGTAGTTCTAAAAATTTTTGCAAAACTTGATTTTCTTTTGAAACTGAAAGCATTCCATCTTCAAACACAATAGGTTCTAAGATAGCATTACCGTCCTGTTCATCTTCAAAAGGTGACTTTTGATTACGAGCATAACGTAAAGGTCTGTTATTTCCTTGTTCTTCGTCAAAATGTAATAAGGGTGATCTTTGTGAGTGTCTTGAAGACAACATGTAAGATAGAGGAGATTTATCTCCTTTTAATCGATAAGCTTTCGCTTTATACTGTTCTTTTTTTGGTTTCATTATAATATAATTTAATTTGATTTAAAAAAATAATTACCCTCGTCATTATAACGAGGGTAAATATTACTACTATTTACTATGAATCTTGAAATAGGAAGAAGTTGTTTGCACCTAAAGTACATACAGCTCTTTCACTCAAGAAGTTTACTTCCATTGCATCTAAGTCACTTGTTCTTGCTCCACCAGCTGAACCAGTAATCCAAGATTTGTAACGTCTGTCTTCGGTCTCTGAAGCTCTGTAACGAACGTGTAAGAAAGGACGCTTTGCGTTCTTGCCTAAAATTTGATCGTATACAGTTGTAGATCCAGCTGGAACTAAAAGTCCATTGACTTTACCTGCATTAAGACCACCTCTCATTGTAGGATCATTTAAGTATTTCCAGTCAGACTTGTAAAAGTCATATCCTCTACGGAATCCTGTGAAACCTAAGTTTAAAGCCATGTCTTTGTCATTGTCAAATAAACCGTAAGAAGTACCGCCTGCTCCGTAAGAGTTTTGTACTGCTAACATGTCATCAATGTCAAATGAAAACTGACGATCTACAAAAATAACATTCTCTTCAATAGATCCTTGCTTGTCAAGTCTTTGAATAATGTTGTCAAACTGAGCTAAAGTTGTTGGATTTCCTCCACCAAATACATTACCTCTTTGTCCAACTACATAGAAAATTCCTTCAGATCCAGACTCTCCTGCTACAGAAGCTCCTGCCGCTGTACCTTGTAAGTAGTCTCCTGCACCAGAACCTGCTGCTGCTGGTACTGCTTCAATCATTGCTGTTTCTAAGTAATCTTCAAAACGTAATCTTGTATCGTGTTCAGATTTTAAATACCATAAGTATCCAGATGCACCATTTTCAGATGTAACTTCTACCCATCCAATTTGAGCCATGTCAGAACCAGAAACAGAATATTTGTCTTTGATAATGATTGGTTTGTTTTGGAAGATAAAATCATCAGATTCTAAAGAACCTTGCATTCCGCTTACTCCTTTTGCAAATTCAGAACCATATACAAATATATCACAAGGTACAGCTCCTGCACCAGCTACACCATCCATTGCTTGACCTCCTCCTTCATAATAAGCAATTGTTACTTGGTTTGGATTAGCAGCTGTTGGAGCTACAGTAATAATACCTTTGTTCTGTAAAGTTGAACCTGGCGTGTTATCTGAGATCATTACAGTCTGTCCAGCTCTTAAAGCTGCTTGACTTGATGTTCCACCTAAAGCTGGGTTAAAGTTAGTAATGTTATTTGGAATAGTCCAAACACCATCATCAGCGCCTGCTGCTGCTGCAGATGTACAAGCTTGATATTTAGTGTGTAATCTTCCTTGTTCTGCCCATTTGATAAGGTCAGAATTAGAAGGCATTTCAGCACCTACCATTCTTAAGAATGAAGCTACTGTTCTATTTCCATAACGCTCAAATTCCTTTTCATAAGTATCAGGAAGATACTGATTCAAGAAGTCAAAGTTAGTTATGTAGTTTGTTGATAAAGGAGTTTGCTGCGCACTTGGCTGCAAGTCAAATCCTGGAGTTACATTTACTGCCATAATTTTGTTTTTTTATTAATTATTTTTTCTACTTTTAATTTTGAGTCCTCTTCCACTATCATTACTTACATTCATAGGTCTAATCGTGATTCCGTTTTTAGAAACCGATTGAGATTGTTGTCTTACATCCATATTTATGTTTTTAGATTTTCTTGAAACATTATCTACAGCTGCGGCAACACCCTGGTCATAAAAGTGTTTAGCAAATTTATCAGGATTCATAGCAACCGAAAAGGCTTTATGATATCCTACAGGATCGTTAATTAAACCATCTTTATCCATAAATTTGTTAACGAAATTGTTAACGTCAGATTGGACATTTTTTAGCTCTTGTGCGTCACCTGGTTTAAAAGAAATATTTTTATCACCAACTGAAAATTCAAAACCTTTGAACTCGTTGTTAAAAACCGACTCGGTTTTATCTAAGAAATAATTGTATCTCTTCCTATTTACTTCTTCAATACTTTTAGATTCCTCTATATACTTTTTATATGCATCTAAATCATCTTGCTGATCTTCGGACAATCCGCCCCCACTTGACTCAAGAGGAACTTTATATTTGTCTTTCTGTTCATTAAGAAATTTCTTTGCTTTAGAAAGTTCTCTTTTTTTAGCTAATTTTATTTTTCTAATATCTTTTTCATCATCTAAATCTTCATCATAAGAAAATTTGTCTGCAATAATATCTTGAATATCTTCTGAGTCTAAACCGTCTTCAGTAGATTCATAATAATTAGCAAGTATGGTGTCATCCTCCATGTTATCAATGTCTTTTTGTAATTTATAAAAGTCATCAATACCACGTCCAGTTTCTTGTTTATACTTTAAATACTTAGAAACATCTTCAGGTAGTTCCTCATTTAGTTCTTTTTCAGAAAATAGTTCGTCTACCGAAGATATGTCTTTATTATATCTTGTTTTAATATATGAAAGAATATCATCATCTTTTAACTCAGGCAATGATTGTTCTTCAATCTTAGTTTCATCAGTCGATTTTTCTTCGACAGGTGAATTTTGTTTTTCAGACAAATCTATCTTATCGATAGGTTTTTCTGTATTTTGTTCTTCAAATTGTTCAGCGTGTTCTTTTAATAAAGCTTCTTCAACTTGCGCTTTTGATTTTTCTTCGACATTTCCGTCTACTGCTTTTACTTTAAATTCCATTTGATTTTATTTTTAACAAAGTTAATACTTATTTATTTATTTTTTTTGGCTTGTTTTCTCTCTTTTTTCTTTCTCCTATAAGCCTTCATAGCCTCTCTTTTTGCCTTACCTTTCTTCCAAGAACCAGCTGCAAATCTTTCGGCTCTTTTTTTTGATTTAAACTCATAAACTTCGCCTGCCGCTAAAGCCTCATTAAAGCTTTGAGGTCTTGCCTTTTCTTTACCTTTGAATGTAATTGTAGGAGCTGCATAATGTTTTGTTACTTTTGCTCGTCCTCCGCCTAAAGTTTTTACACCAGTTCTTTTTGTTTCTCCTGTATATGTTGCCATTTTTACAGTGGCATTTCTACCTGACTTATTTCGTTCAAGATTTCTAAGGTGTTTTTTTCTTCTAAACTTTACTGTAGGCATATTATCTTGGGTTAAACTCAGCTAAATCAAAACCATCTAAACTATCTTCATTAGACTCAAAGTTTATAGCTGGTAAATCTCTTTTTTTCTGTTCAATCATTTTAGATGTTTGAGTAGACTGTTGACTTATTCTGTTATCTTTTGCTTTTTCCCTTTCAGATTCTCTCGTTTGTAAATTGGAAGCTTCCAAACCTTTTAATTGCATTTGCATTTCGAATTCAACTTGCATTAATTGTTGTTTTAATTCTGCTTCTCTTTGCAATTTTTGTATATCAAAACTAACCTCTGCTTCTTTCAAGGCCATCTTAGATTGTGTTTCAGCCTGCTGTGTCTGCATTGCCAACTGAGCTTGAGCTTGTTGCGCTTGCATTTGCATTTGCGCTTGCATTTGCTGTTGTTGCATTTGCTGCTGCTGTTCCCTATCTTGTTTAGCCTTTCTTTTTACCTTAAGCAATTGATTAGCCATTTTTATATTAGAAATCTCTCTAATATCTATTGCGTCTTCTAAACTTATATTTTCTTTAGACAGAGCCATTTGTATATTTTGCTCCAACATAGCTTTTTGTTCTTCATCAGGCATAAGATCTATAAATATTCCAAAGTCATGTAAATACAAGTTTTTAATATCATCTAATATTGATAAATTATATTTACCAATCTGCATAGCAAACTCATCTTTAAAATCCGCATACTCTAAAACATCTGCTGTTCTTATAGATAAACATTCAGCTAAAGTTTTTGTTATATATAAACTTGCATTTAAAATATGTCTTGTCGCTACATTTGAATTTAATGCAGCTAATTTTTGAACACCAACTAAAGAGTTAGGATCTGGACTTGATCCGTCACGAGCTTCATTTAAACCTGTTACAGACCTAATCATATCTAAGTAATGATTATAGTTACCGATAAGCATTTGCATTTTACTTGCACCGCTTGAAGAGGTTAAT